TGCAGATTTTGAAGCGTATATCAAGGGGTTTCCCAAAATGCAAGTCAATATAATTTGTGATTCACATGGATATTATATTATTGACGTGTTAAAATCAGTCTATAAGAGAGCATCACCCTTACCTGAACCTGTTTATGAATATATGAGAAAGCTACGCAGTAGACCATTCCTCCGTATATGTGCATTTTCAGAGGATGGTGTTGAATATTTCCATACAACTCTACAAAACTGGAAAAGATATATGAATGAAGAAGTTAAACCAGAAATGATAGAACTATTCGGAATATCGATTCAGTATTATGGGTACGATGACGATCCACCAAATATCACCATCTATCGGGATATAGACGTAGTATAGAATCCTCTAATTCATCAACCTCGTACCAAGCCCAATGACACTCGGATGAGTCCTTATCCATTTCACATATATTCCGTGCTTCTTTTATCGCTTCAGTGAAACGTAAACGAAGTCTCAGATTCTCCTTTATTGGGCGTACCTCCGTGATACTAGGTCTCTGATACATATTTTCAAGGACATTTCTACGAGTCTTTGACAGCTTCAACTTGTAGAGGTTATTTTCAGAGAAAGTTGCGAAACATTTCATACTTTATGAGGGTATTAAAGTTTTAACCTTTAGATAAAATTAAATAAAATATCACTTGGTCTCAATGTCCCATTAATGTGGTAATTATACATATACAGATACGTATCTAAACCTGGTTCGAAATCAAATTTTTTGATAAAGTTATTATTTTCACCTATATTTAAACATAATATCCTATTTATTTTTTTAGCGTGGCAGTGTTTGTTTATTTGTTTGAATAAATCTGTGTAATCGGTTCCCTCATATAAAAGTAAAACAATTTCCATGACTCGATATTTATAATTCATCATATCATTTACCACGTATGTCAATACACCTTTACGTATACCATTTTCCATTATTATAAGTGATTCGTATACACCCGGTTTAGAGGAGTGTATATATTTTGACTGGTATTCGTCAAATATTGGGTAACATTTATACCCGGAACAACTTGTATTGTATAATTGTTTTATATACACCATATCCGTTGAGGTTGAATGCTTTAAAACATGAGAATTATTTGGTGATAATGTAGTATTCGTTGCGTATGAATAAAATTTCATTTTACATATATGATTAAATGGTAACCTTTTTTGTTCTATTTTAAAAATGAACACCTTTGAATATTTGTTAGAAGACTCTTTAGCTGTGTGTGATATAACAAGTGGGGCATAATTTTTACTTCTATGATCTTTGTGTACGGTTAACAAATCAACATAATGAGTATTTATAATATTATTTTTTAGACATAGTTTATATGGTTTAGCCACTATATTGGCTATAAGCATATTTTCGTTTTTTAGGTTTAAAATATTGTCGCCGTTTAAGTAAGGGTGTGATAAATACCAAGAAATATTATTTTCATTGAAAACGTAACCCTTGACGTAATGTATAGATAAAAAGTTAGCTAAAACATTATGAAATGATTTATTATCGGGATCGACTTTCACGAGTTGATTTGGTTGTTTAATTCGAAGTGGAAATGGTATCAGATTGGATATTATACCCTCTTCATTATGATCTCGTGAAACGGGCTGCTTACTCCAATATTTATGCTTTTCTTGAAAGAAGGAAACAAATGTCGATAAAAATCCCATACTTTATGAGGGTATTAAAGTTTTAAGTGCAAATACTATTATAAGATGTCCTCTTACAACGTCGAACCCTGTACATTCATCTATCGTGTATCCTCCCTCGCGAAGGTCGTCGATGGTGATACCATTGATGTGAATATCGACTTAGGATTCGATGTGTGCACGAAGCAACGTGTTCGCCTTCTAGGTATCGACACCCCGGAGTCTCGCACATCGGATAAGGAGGAGAAGGTCTTCGGTCTCCTCTCGAAGAAGAAGCTCAAGGAATGGTGTCTAAAGGCTGTCGCGTCTGAGAAGGATGATATAGATATCGAGCTCAGATGCCCAGAGGCGGATTCTAGGGGTAAGTTTGGTCGCGTACTCGGAGAGGTTTGGGTTTCAGAGGATGGAGTATGGACCAATGTGAATAAATGGTTAGTTGATGAGGGATATGCTGTCCCCTATGGTGCACAAAACAAATCTCTAGTCGAAGGACTCCATCTTGAGAATCGTAAGAAACTTATCGAACGTGGTGAAGTACAGGTGTAAAAAAATATAAGTATATATAAATATAATGAAGATTGATTGGAGGTTTGTTTTGGTTTTGGTCGCAGCACTCATAACTATCATCGCCCTCAAGACCCAGACGGAAAACTTAGATGGTGATGTCAAGGAAGCCGAGGAAGCCGAGGAAGCCGAGGAAGCCGAGGAAGCCGAGGAAGCCGAGGAAGCCGAGGAAGCTGAGGAGACTTACCCAGACGTACAAGGTTTTGTAGCTTCTCTCAGTGAGACCGGTAGCAAGATAAGCTTCACGGACGTTATCACTCTACAGGGAATGAGTGAGGGTATACGAGTAAATGGAGACACCAAAACTTTCACAGCTTGTTCTACTGACTGTACCGCCGAACTTTTCAATGACCCGAAAAAGAAAGATGAGCAGAAAACATGTAAAAGCCAATGTGAGGGTTACATCCGTGGTGTGTGCAAAACTGCGTGTGACCTAGACCCAAAGGACCCGGTATGTAATACTGCCTGTGCGGATTACTTAGAATAAATACGGGTATTTTCGAACCCATAAATTACAAATCCACTTCTCACCAGACTTTACAGGTAACCCACCATGTAAAGCCTTGGACGACATACACTCCCACTTGTTTAGGGTATCGAAAAATAAAGCATCCCCAGCACTCAATTTATACGATTTATTTATATGAGGAAAATGTGTTTCTCCACCATCATAGTCATCATTAAGAGCTAAAATGAATGTATGTATTCGTTTATTTTTGTCACCGATGAAACAATCTTGATGGTATTTGTAATGACCATTTTTCTCATATTTGAGAACTTGTAACTTCTCAAAGTTCGTTACATGTTTATCAGTGTATTTTATACACTTTCGGATGATACGATCTACTATCGGATCATTTTTTGAGAGCCACGCTGTTTTACTTTTCCTAATACTCTCATTAACAATTTTACCGGTTGTGATTTTAGAATCTTCTAGTTTATCTTCAGCGAGTGTAATTATATATCTTCTTTCTTTATCAGACAGAATCCCCTTTATAACCTGTGGTTTTCTATAAAACATCGATATGTCTCGGTGTACTTGAATTATACCTAGATCTTATTATTTGGAATATATCGTTGGAGTATTCTAAAATAAATTCCATCTGTTTTAGTATGTCATCGTGTTTATCTGGTTCGATAATATATTGTCTGAGAAGATCCCCACAAGTGTGAGAGATAAGCTCAAATATATGATAAACCTCTTTTGATTTATCGAGAAACTTCTCTTGTCGTTGTAAAAATATCTTGAAGTTCTCTTCGGATATATCATTTAACATATAACAAATACGTGTGGGTATGTTATCAATTGGTTCTATATTTAAAAATAAAAGCTCTCGCTCCAATTGGTTTACTAACATCATACACTGGAGCATTTCATTCGATGCGTGATTTTCCCTAAGTTCTCTAAAGGTTGGTACCCCTCCACATGGAATGTCACCATGCTCACGGGATGATATCAATTTCTTTTTAAATTCTATAAAATGTGGATTATGAACACGACCAGTATCTATTTCACCTGTCCTCCAATTAAATGCGGTATGACAATTTACACACCACATCTGCATACATCCACTACTTTTATGTATAACTGTACCACATTTAGGACATGATTTACTATCTTTGTTTAAGAGTTGCATAGTTTTTACAATTTCGGAATCACATACATGATCATCACTTTCAGGTTCATTACAATGTTTACAATAGTTAGTACAACACAACCCACAATACCAATCTTCATTTAAAAACCCTTTACATTCTTCCGATGGACACTGACGTGTGAAATGCCTCGTTCCAAACTCCGAGCTTGTAACCTGACTACGTATTTGGTTTAAATGTTGATATGTTTTTTCCATTTCCCTGTACAATATGAGTACTTCTGGATGAATAGTCAAAGTGTCATAATTGATATTATGTGTGTGATGTAATTCAATAAGTGTTTTTTTTTGACGTGTAAGAATATGGCGTAATGATCTCATTTGAAGAATTCTTTCAACTTCCGGTTGTGTTTGTGGCATTAATTGTTTTTCTCGCTCGAATAGTACAGTTTCTCTATGATTTTTATAGTGGGTGTTTCTAAAAACTTTCGTACAAAATGAATCTATAAATTCTCTATTCCAACGTGTCTTACACCCCATACAATGGGGGTCTTCGAATGAAGAAAGTATATATCTTTGACTGCATGAGCGACAACTCGATAAATCACAAAAAGGACATTCAACCTTTTTGTGTTTTACTTTATTGAATGTTTCACAACATACATCACAAGTTGTCATTAATATAAAGGGAGTTTATTTCTTTAAATTACCAACACTTCAATCCTGACATGCCACAAATAGAGACAACTTTTCGTGTGTGTCTGGAATATTATTCTCGTATAACGTTTTCGCAAAAAATAATGTAATTTCAGCATCCCTATATGACATGTACGAATGCCCATACTTCTCATATATCTCTGCGATATTATCGAGGTTATTGTCACACCATTTATCAACATCCTCCTTAGCCATATCGCGATGAAGACCCTTTTCGATGAAATCGGCAACCTCGTCGCTGAGAGGCATGTCGGTAATCACGGTACAGTCGTCGTCGGGATGATTCATTTTAGTTACTTTTTATATATTTTACAGTCGACTTAGGGCTCTTAATCGCCTAGCTTCTGCATTTATCTTCTTTGGGGTAAATCCGGGGTTATTCTTCTTGACTTTCTTCTTCAAATTTTTTAATTCAGCCCTGTTATTGACCCTGCGTTCTTCGCGCGGTCGGGTCTTAGCTTCATTTCTACGAACAGCTCCTTCGATTCGCCCACGAAGTTTTGTTACGTTTGTTCGAGATGCCAAGCGGTCGATATTTCTACCGAAGTTTGTACTCGTGTTCTTTGCTAATTCCAGGAGTTCATCCTTTTTAGCATTTATGAAATTCTCACGAGATCCATACTTCATCTTCTTCTTGGGTTCATTTGAATTTGCATTTGAATTATAGTTAGATACTACAGAGTTTGTATTATTGTTATTGTTATTGTTCACTCTATTCTTTACTTGAATTTCTACAAGCTTGCGTCTCTCATCAACATTGTTCGCAAACTTTACAACTTTTCTTCGGTGATTCATTTTCTCAACTTTGGTTAATCCCATTTTGGTGTATTTGTTTTCAATATCTTTACGGAGTCCAGTCTTTTCATTCAACTTATTCTCAATAGTTTTCAGGTTTTCTACGTTCTTCGCCGCTCTCAACTCTCGTGCCCAAACACCAATTTTACCTTTTAAGGGTCCCTTTCTTTCTAGGAAAACACCATCGTTATTTGGTCGCAAGTTCAATTCCTTTGTAATTTTATTCTTCAGTCTCTCCCTCTCCGAGTTAAAATTTACTTCCTCCGTAAGAGATGTGGCAGAAATTTCACCGTTATTGTTTAAACTGTTTTGTAACTTTCTAGTGTTACTCAATGTATTTGCATTTCGTTTAGCGTTTCCTAGAGTTTGGTTAGTGTTATTGAATAAGTTCATCAACTTCTTCTTGTTCTCATTTGGTAATCCCAAATTGTTTATGTGCTTACTCAATTCATTGGATTCGGAGTTTTTGTTGTTAAATATCGGGTTATTCGTCATAGTTGGTTCGAATGTAGGATTATTGATTTTCGTCGTTTTATTGTTATTGTTATTGTTATTTGAATTCGAGTTATTGTTGTAAATGGGTTTATTGTTATTAGCTAATTTAGCATTGATAATTTCAGATGATATGTCATTCTTTAATTTATTCATAATTTCATTTATAAGTTGATTAGGTTCAGCTGCTCGCCCTCCTAATCTCAGTTTGGGCTTCATTTTTATTGGTTCACTCGATAAAGTATTATTGTTAACTTTCTTCTTATTAGACTGCGTTTTCTTGTTAATATTGTTACCTACATTTTTACGCATAGAGTTCATTATATGGTTGGTTACATTTGTGTTCAACTCTTCATTGACAGTATTGTTTATTAACTCTTCCATCATATTATTCACTTTAGCCTCATTTCTACGTGTAGTGTTCAATTTAGCATCGTTGACTCTATTAATATTGTTACCAATATTATTACGTGTAGTGTTCAAAATGTTATTGGTTACATTAGATTTCACCTTTGTATTATTGTTTAATTTTGTAGACTTAATCGCTTGAATATTTAACTCGTCATTGACAGCGTTATTTATCAATTCTTCCATCATGTTATTTATTTGAGCACTATTCTGCTTATTTGGACCGTTGTTTCGTGTAGAATTCATAATAGTGTTTTTTGTTGAAACTGGTACAAGTTGATTCAACTCATTAATCACTGTTTCGTTTACTAAATTTTCAGTCATGTTATTTATTTTAATACTATTATTCTTGTTAGCAGTGTTGGGTGGAAGTGCTACATTCTTCTTCTTACCACTCTTGAAATAATTCAAGAAGCTTTTACCTTTCTTTTTCGTCGCATTCTCGGTGACTAATTTAGGAACTATATTCTTTTTCGTCGCATTCTCGGTGACTAATTTAGGAACTACATTCTTCTTCTTACCACTCTTGAAATAATTCAAGAAGCTTTTACCTTTCTTTTTCATTGCATTTTGGCGTTCTAATGTAGGAACCACATTCTTCTTCTTACCACTCTTGAAATAATTGAAGAAGCTTTTACCCTTCTTAGGAGGCACATTGGTCGTAGGTTTATTATTCCTATTAGGAGGAAGTGTATTCTTACCTATACCATTATTAGGCCTCACGTTGTTGTTACCAGTTCCACTGTTGGTAGTATTGGGCTTCACGTTGTTGTTGGGCCTCACGTTGTTGTTACCAGTTCCACTGTTGGTAGTATTGGGCTTCACGTTGTTGTTGGGCCTCACGTTGTTGTTACCAGTTCCACTGTTGGTAGTATTGGGCTTCACGTTGTTGTTGGGCCTCACGTTGTTGTTACCAGTTCCACTGTTGGTAGTATTGGGCTTCACGTTGTTGGGCTTCACGTTGTTGTTACCAGTTCCACTGTTGGTAGTATTGGGCTTCACATTGTTTGGCTTCACGTTAGGGGGTCGCGGTGGACCTGGCGTCGGGGGGAGTGGGGGTATTGGCACGACCGTGCGTCCTTTTAAGAAATTTGGTGTTCCACTCGGTGGTCCCCCGACCGGTGGGCCACCAGCACTACCCGATTTTTGCTGTAAAAATGCAGGAGTTGTTATAGGCGGGGGTCGATTAGGGGGTTTAGGGAAAAATGGCACCTTCGCGTCACTTTTTATATTCTTCGATGTTAAACCTCGATTACTCATAAATCTCACGCGTTTTGTGGTCGCTTCAATTAATTCCTTTTTCGTCATGTTATCCGCGTTCTCTACACCAACCTTGTTGGCTATCCGAAGAAGTTCTTCTCTCTTAGTTTTCGGATCAAATAATAGGTCATAATTTCTGTTACCTAATATAACCTTAACCTGTTCAGGTGCAACTTTCACTGCTGTACTTTGTACTGCTGTACTTTGTACTGCTGTGGGGGTCTTTTTCACTGCTGTGGGTTCTTTGAAAAACGATCTCATCAAAACAACTTTCGCTGCTGTACTTTGTACTGCTGCGGGACGTTGTTGTGTAATTCTTTTCACTGCTGTGACTGGAGACGATCTAGAAGTTTGTTTTCTACCAAGTTTGATGGGTTCTGATATATTCAAAAACTGAAGACGTTTTAGAATTGTATCAGTGAGTTGCTTCTTAGTCAACGCCTCAACCTTCTTGATATTGATCTTTTCAGCTAAATTCTTTAAGACTATTCTACTCGAAGATGTATCAAACAATTTCTCATAATCATTCGAATCAAATGGTGATTTCTTATCCAGTAGATATGTTCTATCTGGGGTAAGAATAAGGGGTGGCAACAGCAATTTTCCTTCCTGGATATTGGTGTATGCTTCACAAATCTTCTTTTTTGTTAGTTTGGTTGTTTTCCCGGTTCTGATTTTAACCACATTCCGGAGAACTTTAACGCTCGTGCTCTTTTTACACGGGTCTGTCATATATTTTAAACTAACAAAAAAAAGTGATTAAGTAGTCAGATATCCTCTGTTAAATAATTGAACTTTTTCTTCATAACTCATATTGAAATCGAATACATCAGTATCTTCAACGTTGATCTCAAGTACTTCTATTGGTGTGTCATAAGTCACCCGATTAGAAAGCGCTGAACGCACGAGGGTTTCAACAAACTGTTTTGGTGTTTGTATATCTTCTTGATACTGTCGATTCATCATAATTTTAATACACGTAACTTCGTGTGGTTTTTTATCAAAAAATGGTGTCAATGGAAATTCCTCTTTCATACCTCCATCGACGTAGGTTTGACCTTCGTACTTACCACATGCAAATATGAAAGGTACCGCCATACTCATACACACGGCATCAATAACATTCATATCTGGATGCGTATCCTTTGAAAAATACACAGTTTCTGATGTATTCATACAAAATGCCGAGATGTATATCTTCATATCGACTTCTTTGAATGTAGGGTCATAACCACATATTTCCACTAGCTTTTTACGGATAGGAGCCATATCAACAAATCCAAATTTGTTAAAAAAGGAGCCCAAACGTATCTTAACAAAATTGGGGATATTAATGGATAATGACGTGGTTAGAATTTCATCTACTGACATCCCCATAGCCAAAAATAAAGTTAATATTGCGCCGGCGGAAGACCCTGAAATTTCCTTGACATTGACAAGTTGAGACTCTCGCATTTTTAGGGCGCCAATCAATGAAAATAGTCCCATTGACGCTGGTCCCAGAATAAGGTACTTCATATCCCTATCTAATAGAACTGAGGAAATTGGCGACGCAATATCGCAAACACCAAGGCGTACACAACGGTGTGCGTTAACACCGATTGTATGCTCGTCTGACCAGAGGCGAAGAGACCTCCTGATTTGGCTGGAATTGTGAGCAGGAGACCGGGGCTTAGTAAGATGAACAGAGCCGTTGTAACGAGTAGATCTGTCTTGGTGAGTACGATACCCATTGTTTTGGCAATTAGGCTGTATACTAGAAAGAACACGAGAGCGTGGAAAAATACGGGCAGTTGACCAGTTTTCCTGTTCATGAAAGATAGTTTTGAGCCGTCGGTGGTCAGAAGAAGACCTGGGCTGAGTGATAAAAAAAGAGCAGCAGGGATCGCAACTTTTTGCGATGTGATATCCGGTAACATTTAATATATACGCATATAATTTTTAGCAAAATCAACGAAATGGTCGATGGTAACACCTCGCATCATCTCCTCATGGAGTCCATTATCATTTATGATGCGCCTGAGACTTTTCCATACATGATTGAGAATCATCTCTTCTTGATAGTCACATGTGATCCCTTCCCGGGGAGAGTCGTGTTCCTCATAACAAAACTCGACAAAGTCGCAAAATGTCCCCGTGTGTTCAATGTGTGCATCGTATAGGAGTGTCCTGATAGTATTCCACATGTACTGTAATTCATCTGAGTATTCGACTTCCCAGTCTTCGATATTCAGAGGAGTGTGTTCATTATTGAACCCCTCGTCATCACTGACGTCGGGATCAAATCCGTTAGTGGCTTCGTATACATATTGGCTCCAAACCATGGTTAGTTACTTATCTTCTTTCTCGGGCTTATCTTTTAAACCGGTTAATGAGAGAGAAGTTGATTCTTTTACTTTAAGACCATCTTTAATAGCATTTAAGGCTCCTTCAACCTTTGCTTCGTCACCACCGAAAAATTTCAAGAGTCCATCTTTGATAGCGTCTTTGTTAATACTGCCCTTACGAACAGATTTGCGGAGGCTTATTTTACCTTTCCTGAGGTTAATGGTATCAATACCCTGTTCAACCATGTGTTTCTTCACATTCTCCTTGAGACGCTTCTCTTCTTGATTGAGGATTTTGATATCAGCTTTCGCTTCAGAAAGTTGTTTGGAAAGTTCGACAAGCTTGGAAACGTTACCTGAAAGGTCAGTTCCAACCGAAGTCATATGTTATTTCTATAGTTTAATCTTTAAGCACACAAACTGCGCTGCATGAGATCGGGGACGATGGTGGAGTTGTTCCACACGAAGGGATCCTTAGCGTTGGGGGGGTCCGCGCGGATCTGCTGGTTGGCGTTACGGAGGGCACCACCGACAGTCTCGGGGAAACCAACCTGGGCACGGGGCTCAAGGAAGTTTTGACCCTTGAGGATGTCTTCTGGGGCAAACTGACCGAAATCTTCCTCGGAAGCAACCTCACGGGGGAGGAGAGAGGAGGCGAGGCCGGTACCCTTCTGCATACCACCGTTCACGGGCGCAGCAGATGGCCCGATGGCCGAACCACTACCCAAGCCGACATACTCACGCTCATTGATGGAATAGTCGGAAGTCTTGTTAAGGGTAGTGAGTAAGTAGACAACAACGGCAATAGCTACGAGGGTAAGTATCTTAGACTGGTGACGCTTAATCATATTAGCGATCATCTTTATATATTAGTAACAAATTTTTTTTATTCGTCATCGACAAATGCATATTCGTCTGGGTATGTATCGATGATTGGCTCTGGGTGAAGCCTGACCTGAACAAGATTCCATGTGCAAGCGAATGACTTCTTGGCGAACCAAAGTTCAGAAAATTCGAGAATCACATCACACGACTTATCCTTCTGGAGAGTTTCAAAATCCACAGCCTCCTGTTGAGAATTGAAAATCTTGGTGACATCGATACGATCGCATCTCAACTGGTTATCCGATGCACTATGTGTATAAGCTCCCCTGATAACATCTTCGGATAACTCCTTACCAAACCAATCAACCGCATTCTCTTGAGCGGCTGTAACATTTTCAGAATCGATTACTCTGATCTTATCAGCATTCACCTCAGATACGAGGTCAATAAGAATGTCATCGGAAATGTCCGAGATTTTAACACCATTCAACTGAACGAAAACCTTACGCTTATTATCATTACGAACTTTTACAGATCGGAGGCCATCTTCACCTTTGGTGAGGGTATCGAAAATCATTTATACTCTATTTGTGTTTCATTTCTTTAACCCAACAAATGGTATATTAGATGCCTTGTCGAGAATTGATTTAGATAACCAGTCATTTCTGTCCCCCCTGTACCCATACAATGTCTTCTTGATATTGAGACTTTTATTGAACTTTTGCGCATTCTTTGGCCTGTAATTTTGTTCATTTTTCACATATGACTTATTAGTGATAGTTTTCCATTTGAGTGTCTCCACATTGAAACGTTTGTTCCCTGATGATTTTTCATAATTATTACCCACCTTTGTGCCCTGGGTAACTGTCTTAATGCCATGTACTAGCTGCTTAGATAAACGTTCCTTTAGGGGTTCTGTTGTAAATTTACTGTAGTTTCGCGGGTTAACACCAGATGCTTTCTTAATGTTCACATTCCCGGGTTTGGCACGTACTGTGCGTACCTTTTTGATCTTGTTACGAATCTTTTTGAATATATCATCAATAGAATCACTCTGTTTCACGCTCTTATTAAACATTTTTCCGAGTTTTATGAGACGTTGGCGATCCTTTTCTTTCTTTTCTGGTCGCAACTTGAGTTTATGCATGAGATAAATGTCCCCAATCAAGAACTCTTTACTCGCGACAAAAATCTTATTGTTTACGATCATCTTTCCGGTACTGGCATTACGGTATGTAATCCCCTTCTTCCGCGTTAAAGCGACATCTGAACCAAACTCATCTGGGCGCATGAATGGAATGTCTAAGATACCACCCATCGTGAAATCTTGAATTTTACCAGTTTTTGGTGACAAATACCTAATATTGAGATCCAACGCGAATAACTCTACATCGATAAAAACGTCACCTTTCCCTGGGTCGTTATCCCCCCTAGTTTTCTTTTTCTTGATGAGTGTGTACCTCCTGGTAACGTACGGCCCCTTGTTTTTGAATCCCACACCAAGGAACTTTGTCAACTTACCTTTCTGAGCCAATATACGGTTTTTAATTCGTGTATTTAAGCGACTGGATATTTCCCCAAGTTTATTCCATAAGAGTAGTTTCAAAGCCTGGAGTTTCCCAAAGTATTTCGCATTCGTTTTCATGTGAGGGACAAATTTCGCATCGATGTCACTCGTGACTATACGATCTTTGAATTCTACATACATATTGAAAGCTTCTCCACCACTTATGATGAGATCACCAGACGATTTGAGAAATTCCGTCAGTTCTCCAGTTGTTTGAAGGATGATATCACGGATAGAATCTGTGACAAAAACATAAATCATCTTCTCAAACTCTTTGTCAGGATATGTACTGTGGACACGGTCCCTGAACTTCCTCAAATCTCTCTGTTCATTACGATCGAAATATTTTTTGAGTTTTGAATCTTTGAAAAGTAAATTATCATTCATGAATTTTTCAATGGTCTCTTTTGGGTAAATCTTTTCATCCATTATTATATTGTGATATATTATTATGGACTGTGGCATTATAGACGAATGTAGATGCTACATGTACGAAGGTACGAAGAAGCAATTCTGTGGTGCGAGGAGGGGACCCAATATTTCTCCATGCCCGAGCGCGTGCTGTGCTGGTGGATGTTCTGGACAACCTTTCCGAATTATAAAGAGGCCCAGTCTTAATAAGAAAAAGGACTCTATGTTCTTTACCCGTGATTACCTGTTCGGTTTCTTTACGATAATTACATTATTCTTTCTCGTATTCCATGACTTAAAGATTAAGTGAGTAAGATAGATATAATGTCTCTTGAAACCATTCAAACCGATATCGTTGCTCTTCGTTCCGAGGTGAAGACCCTCACCAAGCTTATCCGTAAGATCAAGAACACCCAAGAAGATCCCGATGGTGAAAAGGCGAAGAAGCGTGCAGAGAACAATGGATTTAACCGAAAGCAGGAAATCACGCCTAAGTTGCGGGAATTCCTTGCTCTCCCAGGTGAGGAGCTCATTTCCCGTTCAGAGGTGACCAAGTTCATCAACAAGTACATCCTCGAAAAGGGTCTCAAGCATCCCGAGAACGGTCGCCAGATCATCCTCGACGAGACACTTCGGGTTCTTCTCGCACCCCCAGCTGACGTTGTGGTAACTTACCTCAACCTCCA